CTTGGATCATCAGGTTCTCTTGTTGGAGGTAAAATTGGTGGAGGTGGAGGTGGAATATCTACATCTTTTGGTAAGTTTAATTGTTCTTGTGTATAACCCATTGGTTGTTCTGGAGAGTAGCTTACGCCTGGTGCAATGACTTGAGACATTGGTATGCCACCTGCTATAGAACGTGCATAGTCAAAACCACTTGAATATGTTGGGTCTGAAGGTGGTATTACATAACTACCAAATTCATCTGGACCTAGCTGTGGTTTTTGTTGTTGTTTAGCTATATTAATTATATTATTTAAAGCGCCGCCAAAGGCTCCACCCTTGTTTAAGTTAGCTATATTAGCAGAGCCTAAACTCAAGTTACCGTTTAATAACGAACTGATATCGCCTAATGCTGCTATATATTCCTTGGGATCTTCTGATTTTATTGCCATATTAACCTGTTATTAACTTGTCCATTTTTTCGTCTAGCTTGTCTAAACGATCTATAACTCTGTCTATACTGATTGTTAATTCAACCTTAGTTACATAATCTTTTGCAACTTCTTCACGAGTCTTATTGAGTAGTATATCAACTCTTTTTAACTCTGTCGCGTTGGTTCTTATGCTATGAACTATAGGAGCAAAGATTAGAGTAATAATTATGTTCCAATACATCATTGGGTCCATGCTAATAACTCCAGATATGTGGTCTTGGGCGACCTTGTGAATCTTTAGATATATCTAAGTGTATAAATCTAGCACCACCTTTTTGGTTGACTCCAATACCAGTAAAACCATAATTAGTAGCTTTAGATATAATCTCTAATGCTTGTTTACCTCTAACACCTATGTCAGCTGCTAGACCAACGGCGTGTGTGCCTGGTTTTGATTTGTTTATTTCTACAGGATGTTCAGCACATCTATAACCACTTGTTATCTTGAATGGGAAACCACAATCAGTTCTAAGTGCTTGTAGTTTATCTATAAGCTCATGTTCTATTTTGTTTTCACCACAATGCTTACAAGCAAATTCTTCTAGTTTAAAGTTATCCCAACTCATCTAGCAACTCCTTTGGTTTTTTCAAATGTTCTAAGTCCACCAAGTCCTAACATACCCATCAATACAGTCATTAACGATCCCATGTCAAAGGATGGTAATACAAAAGATATTCCAAATGCTGAGAGTGCGAAGATAATAATAGGCTGAAGCAAAAAGTGATAAAGCAAAGCAATGCCGCAAGTCCAACCCACAAATGGCCGCCAACCGCTAACAAATATAGACTTATGGCTAGCTTCAATTTTATTAATCTCCACTTGAGCCATATTTGCTTTATGTAATTCGGTTTTAAGTTCATGGTTTAGTTTGGCCTGCAAGTCCTTGTCAGGAATCATTTTGTTTACTATGTCACTTACTGGACCTATTAGCTTATCAATCATTTTTTATTTTTCTTTGTTTTCTTCTTTGGTGGTCTACCTACTTTACTTCCGTATGTTCCTTTTCCTTTTGGCATAATGTTTCCTCGTCTATTGTATATATCGATAGTTTTTGGCTTTTGCCTTTAACACTTATCGGTTTTAATAATTTTAACCTAAATTTACAATCTATGGCAGTAGAATAACCAATCAATATGTCTTTTCCTACTTCTTTGGTTGCAGACTCTAATCTTGCCGCTGTATTTACGCAGTCTCCAATAGCAGAGTAATCAAATCTAGTATCGCTACCCATGTTGCCTATAACAGCTTCACCAGTATTAATACCTATGCCTATATCTATACCTAAGTCCGCCTTCTTCATGTTTTCTTTTATTTCTATAGCCGCTTCTACTGCTTTACTTTTATGATCTTCTAAATTTATAGGTGCATTAAATATAGCCATCATTGCATCGCCAATATACTTATCTACCATGCCACCATATTTTTGCACAGCGTCTGATTGTATTGTCAATGCCTTGTTCATAATTTCAGTTACTTCTTCTGGTTCTAATTTTTCTGACAAAGATGTAAAACCTCTAACATCTGTAAATAAAAATGTTGCTTCTTTTTTCTCACCACCAAGTTTTAATAAACTAGGATTGTCTTGTAATTGTTTTACTTGTCTTGGATCTAAATAATGTTCAAACTGTTTTTTAATTTGTTGACGCAATTTATATTGCTTTTTGTAGTTAATATAGAAGGCAATAGTAGAAGTTATGATTTGTGAGATAAAAGTCCATGAAAAATCTATCAAATAGCCCTTCTGAACGCTAAAAGCTCCTAAGAAGCCTGTGGTGAAGAGCAAAATTACAGCGATACTTAGACCCTTAACTACACCGAGATAATTGATTACAAGCCATGTCAACGACACGAAAATTCCAAAAATCAAAATTTCCGCTGCCAATGACCATTCTGGAATCCTTGGAGAGTTTTCTATAAGAATTGACTCAGATAATGCTGCTTGAATTTTATGTGGCTCTAATAATCCAGTTGGAGTTGCAATTTGTGGCATGATTCCTGGCGCAGTAATTCCAAGAAATACAAACTTACCAGCAACATTCATTTCTTGTAAATCTGTTTGAGGTGTGTCTACCCAACTAATCCACTTGCGACCAAGACTATCTGTTTTGATCGGTGGTATTCCTTTGACTGATATTTCCTGTATACCATTATCATTAGTTTTTATAATGTAAGTTCTTGCTCCTGTTAATGCTTTCAATACTTCTGTACCAAAAGAAGAAACATAACCATCTGGTGTTTTAAGTAATAAAGGTATTCGTCTGACTAGATTATCAACATCGGTGGGTGCAGCAGATATACCTTCTTGTATATAGTTAGTTCTAAGGTTGTGAGTATTCTGTACTACACCCTTGGAAAGCATACCACCAACATCAGGTCCTTTGATAACCGTACCAACTGTTTTTGGGTATATTTGATTTGGGTATTCAAATGAAGCCAAAATAGATGTACCATATCTTAACGACTCCGCAAAAAATTCATCACCACCAAATCTATCTGGATGCGGAAAACTAACAACCCAACCCACACCCAATGCACCAGCATCTATAATCTGTTTATGTATTTCTCCTAGTCTTTGTCTTGGTATAGGCCAACCGCCTTCTGCATCTATATCTTCTTCGGTAATGTTTAAAATAGTAAAGTAACCAGAAGGATTTTGTTGAGGCACAAGATAATCAAATACTTTTAGTTTTAGTGTTTCTGTTGGCGTTGACTGATATAAGACAGGCAACACTAATATTATAAGTATGGTGAATAGTAGTCGCTTCATTAATTACTTTGAGTGATTTTTATAGTGCCGCCAGTACCACCATTTATTTTAATAATATTGGATGCACCATCTTGTATAAAGATAACAGTATAACTACCAGCAGAGTCTATATCCACTCTAGCTGTATCGCTAACACTACGCATAAGCGTTAATACTTCTCCTGTTATAAAAGATGTTATTTGGGTGCCTAAGTCTTGACCTAGTTTAGTACCAACAATATTAGTAGATGTAGCGTCTTGTGCTAACTGATCCTCTTGTTGTATTTCTTGTAGTGCGTCTATAACATCTAGTAAATCTTCCAGGAAGTTTATATCAAGATAGTTTATATCTAACTCTGTAAACTCCAGCTCTTTCTCTGAGTCTAAGAAATCTTCTTCTAAGAAGTCCTCATCTAAACCATCAAAGTCTAGTATGTTTTTCTTTTTGGTTTGTGTTGTTTCTTCTATAGCCACCTCTTCTTTAGGTGGATTAACAATAAGCATATTGTCTATAAGGTCTAGCGTTAAGTCTAAGATTACAGGTGAGCTAGGTGATTTCTCAAAGACATCTACTGTTGTAGCTTCGTAAGGTTTATTAAGTGTAACTGTACCCATAGCTGTAGTTACTAATATCTCACCACTAGAATTACCAAATTCATCTGGTAAAAGTATAAGCAAAGACCTGCCAATTTCATCTACCGTAACTGTGAAATCAGTACCACGAATTGCTATGTTTGCTGTGGGTGTTTTAAGATCTATATTGTTTTTATCTATCTTGTTTAAACCGCCAGTAATAAACCTGGCTGTACCAAGACCAAAGGTAATAGCCATTTTAGATTTACTAGGGTTAGGGTCAAAGATGTATTCGTCTATGGTTAGCTGAGAGTTTTCTGTAAGTCTTACCTTGGAGTCGTCTAGGAACGTAATAGCCATACGACCATTAGTCGTAATTGCTTCATCATTTTGTTGTATATCAAAAGACTCTTTTGCTTCATAAGGCTTGTCTCTTAGTATCTGTGCTGAACCATTTAGTTCAGATATGTTTCCTATATCAACAGCTGGTGGTTGTTCCGCCATCGTTCTGAACGACACAAACAGTACCGTTAGAACCAGTAGAGTTAATCTGTAGCCAATCAGCAGCAAGAGTTGATGACTGTATGATATTGAATGTTCTACTGTTTCCTGTTTGGTCAAGATAGAAATACCCACCTGCATATCCGCTTCCTGTAAAGTTTATTGTATTGCTATCTCCATCTACATCTACATAGTTAGTAGCACCATCATAGTTTATATCAAAATCAAATGTGTTGCTGTCGCCGTTGATTATCCAGTCTAAGTCAAGACCAGAAGCTAATGCTGTTGTACCTGTATCAAGTGTGAATGTATTAGAGCTACCAGTTACATCTACGTTGTAGTCTGAGTTATCAATACCATAGGTATTGTCTGGATCGCCTTGTATAGTAAAGGTGTTGCTGTCACCATCAAACTCAAAGAATCCTGTTACGTTATCGCCATAGATATCACCAAGAAACTTATTAGTATTACCTATTTGGTTTATGTCTAAGGTTAGATTAATACCATCTAAATCTAATGCTGTTAGTGTGCCTGCAACAGAGTTTAGGCCTCCAATAATGTTAGATGATCCTAACTGTTCTAAGTCTATGTTTGCTGTAGAACCGCTTTGGTCTATATATATTTCGTTATCAGCCGCGTATAGAGGCGACACAATCATTGTCGCAATCAATAGTTTTAATTTGTTCATCAATATTCCAATATCCTCTGGTTGTTCCTTCCTTAATTGTTTCTAATACAGCAGTTTCTATTGCTGTTTGTAGTGCTATATTGATTGACTCGTTCCTGACTAAACCGTTTTCTATTTCAACAAGTTCGGTATTGTCAGTAATAAAACGAAATATATCTTGATCGATAGATGCACTTAATATCGTTTTAGTTACTAATACTTCTAGTAACACTCTACCTGTACTTACAGATACTGTGCGTAAAGATATGGTTACGGTGTCTTGCTTATACTGCCTAGACATTCCAATGCCTAAGTATCTAGCACCTGCACCGCCAGACTTTACATTACTTTCGTATGATATCACGCCACCTTGCATTATCAAACCAGCAAACAATAAATCTGGTAGCTTCTGCTTGTCTTTGTTTTGTTGCCTAGCGCTTCTTATTATCTGTCGTTCTTTAGTTACATTGTCTAAACCAACACGCTCAACCACATCAAAAAAACCATTTTTACTACTACCTGCGTGTTTTAAAGCTCTAATAAGATATGCGTCTGGTGCTTGTGTTACCGCAGATGAAAAAGTTGCATAAGAACTATTACTTCTTCTTTGTCCTGTTTGATCTGTAAAAGAACCTTGGTATATAGCTACGACTGGTTTTACTTTATTGTTTGCTTGTATATTCGCAAGACCAGGCACAAGCAATGAGCCTATCGTTGGCTTTTCTATTTTTTGTAATGGGGGTAGGTTGTTTTCTAAGGGATCTATTATTAACGCGCAACTAGAAAGTAAAACTACCGATAGGGAGAGATATAGTTGTCGTATTACCATCTGAGTCAGTTATGTTTAAAGTTATTATTCCGTCTACAACATTATACTCTATAGTGTTTCCTTCTAAACTCAAAACACCACTATCGCTAGGTGTTTCTCCAAATAAATTTTCTACTAGCTGTCTTGATAACTGCGCATATATTCTTGACTCTAGGTTTCTTATAAATCTTGCAAGTGTAGTATTTTCTTTGTCTCTTTCTATTTCATCTTGCAAAGCTTTTATCTCTGCTTTAAGCGCTTGCTTCCGATTGAACTGTTGGTTCTCTATGGTTAGATAATGTGCAGATGTACCTATACCAGAGAATGATGGCGACTTAAATTTATGTACCATTTCATCTGCCTTTAGGCTTTGACCAATAACCATTAAAAACATTATTGCACCCATAAAACAGCACCATATAGCTATTCTAGTTTTAGCAGCTTCTTCTAGTTCTATTTCTCTTCTTGTAAGTTTTCTTTTGTATACACTTGCCATTAGTCCTTCCTTTTATCTCTTCTTCCTGCTTTGGCAATCTTGTTAGTGTCAATTAACTGTGGTACGCCTAGCATTGTTTTAATCATAGTGTCTTGTCTAATGATTTCATTATCCAAAGACCTAACCCTATCTATTAAGGCTACTAAAATACCATGCTGTGCGTCAAGTTTTGTGCCAAGGCGTTCTTCCATGGCGCTTATAGATGTGTTGACTTTATCATCAACGGTATCAAGTTTAGTCTCCATACCATCAATAATTCTGTTGATAAGTTTCCAAACAAACATACCCAAACCTATAGCCGCAGCTATAGGAAATCCTAGCTCGGTTATAAGAACTACGATGTCGTTCATTTATTATTTCTTTTTAGCTGTTTTCTTAGCTTTCTTAAAAGCTTTAGCTGTAGGTGCGCCCTTAGTTCCAGGCTTTCTCATCTTTTCGTTTGATCCAGCTTTAATTCTTTTTCTTTTAGCGTGTATGTTTGCGTATAGTCCTCTTGGCATAGTTATCTCCTTATTTTCTTCTTGATTTAGCTCCAGAACATTTCCATCTTTTTCTTGATAGGTTGTTAGGAGTGTTCGGATCGTTTTGTTTTTTCTTGGAGAGTCTTTTCTTTATACCAAGACTTCTAGCGCAATATGAATCACCTTTAGATGTTCCTGGCTTAACTCTAGGTCCACCACCTTTGGCTTTACCTGCTTGACCGTAACTGACTTTTTTACCAGATGCGGTTACTTTTACTTTTGCCTTGCCTCGTCTTGGTGTCGCCATTATTTCTTCCTTGGTCTACCTCTTTTTTTAACAACTGGTGCTGGTGTCATAAGACTATCAAACCAGTTTAAAAATTTATGTATCGTTTCTTTTAACCATACCCAAAACTTTTTTATGTATTTCATTAGTGTATTGTCCTCTCTTCATAATAAATTATTTCAGAATCTTTACTTACTTCACCGCCTGACATAACCGACATAATCTGTAGTGCATGATTTTTATTTTTTGCTCTTATTTCTTTACCTACATAAACCATGTCATCAACCATAACTTCAATATCAAATATTTTGTTGTGGCACATTGTTTGTAAATAATCCTTGAGCTTGAGCTTTTGCATTTTGTCTTATCCCTTCTCTATCTCGTTCCATGATAGCATTAATTTCTGCAATGTTTATTTGTGCGCCGTACTTGGCTTGTAGCTCTAAGGCTTTTACTCTTAGCTGTGCTTCTTCAATATCTCTTTGTCTGTCATCGTCCATGATGATTTTCATTCTATCTGTTTCAGCATCAATCATAGCTTTCTGTGCGCTTACCTGTGCCTTCATTGCTTCAGCCTGTGCAAGCATTTCTGCTGGGTCTGGTTTAGGTGGCTCTTGTGGCATAGGTGGCATAGGTGGCACTTCTGTATTTATAAATGACTGTGCGTCTTGGAAGCCTGCTAGCTCGATCATTCTTGTTAGGGTGTTAGCATATTGTTGCATTGACACTAGAGGATTCTGTGGCCCTAGTGTTTGCATGATTTGTTCTTGTTTTGAAGCCAAGCCAGTTAAGACTTGGAACTTCTCTTCGTCTGATGACTTAGATATAGCTACATTGACTACCATATCCTTGTCTGAGTCCCAATATCTTGGGTCTACAGGTATAAATTTACCATTTAATCTAAAGACATCTTGTGCTTCTTGGTGCTTGATTACCAAGTTATTGACTGTTTTAAACATGGTTTTTAAGCCACCTTCAGCAAAATGTCTGCATATAAGTTCTACTCTACCTTGCGCACCACTCATAGTAGCAGTTACAGCTGCGGAAGTTGTAGATTGTAAAGCTTCTGCGTTGAGTCCTGCGCTAGCTTTAGATACGCCAGTTCTGTTTTCTTTAGCTTCGTCTAAATATCCTAGGACTGGGAAAGCTTCTTTAC